AGGATGAAGAAATAAAGCATCTTAAAAATGAACTATTTTTATGCGAAGAATCTAAAAAGAAAGCTGGTATTATTTCTAAAGGCAATATGAACGCCACGCCTGTCCCAAAATTTAGCAAACCTGACATAAAAAAATTCTTAAAAGGAAGAGCTAAGGCACTAGAAGCTTATGCTAAAAAATTAGATGAGAATAGTTAGACTTGTAACTATGCATAGCTTTGACCCTTGTGGTATGTGCAAAGATGTTAAGAGGGGAAAACGCTGGGAATACAAACCAGATTCATTGGTTCCCAGCTACATTCCAAAAATACTATTTGTTTGTGAAAAGTGTATATACAGGGAGAATTATGGAAGTAAGTTTTATAGAAAAGCTATGAAAAATAAACTATTTGAAAAATTAAACTATAACTTTGGTGATGAAACACCAAGACTGGAGAAATAATGGCTCAGAAAAAGAAGTATAAAGATATTGGTAAAAAAGATATTATTAATGTAATAAGCCAAACTATACAAAAAGTAGAAGCTATAGAAATGACTTTAAATCTATTAGTAATGTTTGTAGATAAAGATGAAAAATTTGGCGATTTTATGAAAGAAAAGTTAGGAGGCAAGGATGAAGTACAAGGAGATGAAAACTCTGATAGAAATGGAGATACTACCAGAGATAACAAAGACTAGAGACGCAGGACAAAAAGAATACGCACACGATGAAGATAATGTATTTGCAAATTTCGAAAGAGTTGCAAATGCATTAGATACATCGAGAGAAAAAGTATTAATGGTTTATCTATTAAAGCACATAGATGGGATATCTGCCTATTCTAAAGGGCATAAATCACAGAGAGAAGATGTAAGAGGAAGGTTGACAGACGCTATAGTATATTTAATGTTATTATGGGGTATGGTAGCGGATGAATCAATAAAGTCCTGACCCTGGAGTTGGGACTTTTCTTTCCTCGCCTTTTCTTAAATCTTTAGAGGCTTTACTCATACTCATTAATGGAACACCAGTCCATTTATCTACAAGTGATAGTGGATTTTCAATTAAATTATTCTTACCTACAAAATCTCTAGAAATTCTTCCAAATGGATACATAGTATGTATGTAATAATTAGATACTCTCTCCCAGTCATCTTCTAAAATAGCTCTCATAGAAGCCATAGGCAATCTTAAAATAGGAGGAGTAACCATTTGTAGTGGAGCTACAGCTCTAGGCCACTGCCCAAAGAAAGCTCTATTTCTTTCCTTTTCATCTCCAAATAACCATTCACTTGTATCTTGAAGCCAATTCCAAGGGGCTGGCATAGCTGTATCAAACAATGAATAAGCAAAAGCATTTCCTAAAGCGAATACAAACATATCAAGTTGCATCATTTTAGCTGCTTTTTCCATTTCAGCTCCTTTGAATCCATATAAACGAGCTTGTTTTAAAGCTTCCTTTCTAAATCTTACAGCATTCCATCCCCATAATTGAAAACGTGTCATAACTTTACCAAGAGCTGTTCTAGCAAACATTGGTCTAAATGGAGCAGAATATAAGAACTGAGTAGCTTTAACACCTTTTTTAGCTAATTCTATTAAAATAGGATGGTCAAATTGCCTTACAGCCCCATTGAACTTGTT